GATATAGCGGCGGAGTTCGTAGGCAAGAAGGCGTTTAAGGATGCTGACAATGCCGCCATGCGTCTTGATAAGACAGTTAAGCAACTTGGCAAGACTCTAGGTATTACCCTCGGCGCATCCGCTATGGCAGCCTACGGCAAGGCAGCAGTCAAAGCCTTTGCAGAGGATGAGGCAGCAGCTCGCAGATTATCCAGCGCAGTTGATAACCTTGGGCTTTCATTTAGCAAGGTGCAGGTTGCTTCCTTTATTGCTGGGCTAGAACAAAGCGCGGCAATATCAGATGACGTACTACGCCCAGCGTTTCAGTCTTTACTTAACATCACAGGATCATTAACCAAGTCTCAAGAGCTGCTTAACAATGCCATCCAGATTAGCCGAGCCACAGGCATAGATTTAGCCACAGTCACCACAGACCTAGGCAAAGGTTATGTCGGGATTACTCGCGGGCTTATCAAGTACAACACAGGACTTACCCGCGCAGAACTTACAACGAGGTCATTTAACGACATCCTTGGCATCATGCTTGCTAAGTCTGCTGGCGCAGCGCAGGACTACCTCACCACTACATCATTCAAGTTAGACACTCTTCGAGTCTCATCAGAGCGAGCAAAGGAGTCAATCGGTGAAGGTCTAGTCGATGCTTTTGCGGTTCTTGGCGGTGGATCACAAGCCAGCGATGCACAAAAGACTATTGAGAATATTGCCAAGGGCATCAACGCTATCACCATGGCTACAGCCCAAGCCATTAGCGGCTTAACCAAGTTATACAAAGGTCTTGATTTCCTTACTTCCTTTGGTGGTCTTACAGGCGCAGATGGCTTGCTGGCCAGAACCCTTGACCGCACTCCGACAGTCTCTCGCGGACGTTCAGCTTCTCCAGCAGGTACAGCAATCCGCACACGCCAGCAGCGCGAAGCAGAGGCAGCAGCCGCTAAGCGAGCCAAGGAAGTTGCAGCCCTAACAAAGAAACAGGTCGCATCTACTAAGGCTCTGACAGCAGAGCAGAAGAAGCAGAACAGCCTTAAAAAGTCTGCCTCAATCTTTGACTTAGAACAGGTTCAACTTGTAGCAGCTCTTAAGGGCAAACTTACTCAAGAAGAAACAATGCGTGTACAGGCGCAACTTGCAATCCTTAACGGCAACGAAGCAGTAGCCAGAGACCTCACCAACCAGATTCTCAAAGCGCAAGATGCTTCAGGCAACCTTGCTAGATTCCTAACCGCGTTGCCTAACGCTCGCAACCCATTCGAGTATCTCGATGCCTACCTGTCTTACTTGGCTGGCAAGGCAGCAGCTATTATGACTAACGCGCCAGTACCTACATCACCACAAGGCAATACAAGCGTTCCAACACCACCAGCGACAAACGTATCTGCTTACCCTTCAGACGGCATGATCTCCTACAACCAGATGACAGGCTTAAGTTACAACCCTAATGCTGGCAGCACAGTTGTGGTGAACGTTGCTGGATCAGTTATCTCCGAGCAAGACCTTACCGAGACTATTGCCCGCAACCTACAGAACAGTTCTCTATCTTCTGGCAAGGTGGCACAATTAGAGCGTTACTCTGGATTCTTCTTATGAGCTTACCCGCACAGATAGCCGTCTCATTCGACTTCTCTGGCGGAGCAACTTTTGGTTCGGGGTTCGTCATTGGTTCACCAGATAACGGAGTCATCGGGGTTAATTCCTTTGGATCATCTGATGTCATTATCCCTACAGTTGATTTAACTCCAGACGTGTATAGCATTTCTATCAGGCGTGGTCGCAACGTCATGAAGGACACCTACGATGCTGGCACAGCCATTGTGCGAGTCTTAGACCCTAACGGATACTTCAACCCGCAGAACCCTGCATCGCCTTACTTTGGCTATCTTGTGCCACTTCGTAAGCTGCGCATCTCTGCCACCACAGCCACAGCAGAGCACTTTTTGTTCAGCGGGTATGTAAATGACTACCGCTATACCTTTCCTGTAGGGCAGGAGACTGCCTATGTAGACATCATGTGTACTGATGGCTTCCGTCTCCTACAGATGTCTAACGTAGGCACTATTCCAGACACAGCAGCAGGGCAGGACACAGGCACACGCATCAACAAGATTCTGGATAACGTGTCATTCCCTGCATCTATGCGCTCAATCTCAACTGGCGTATCTACCTGCGTGGCTGATCCTGCGACTAACCGCTCTACCCTAGATGCGATTAAGAACGCAGAGTTCTCTGAAGGGCTAGGAGCGTTCTACATGAGCGCAGACGGCACAGCCGTATATCTCAACCGCACAGAGGTCACATCTAGCCTTGGTGAGCCTTCTATCGACTTTAACCAGACCACAGGAATTCCTTACCGCAACGTCAAGTATGCCTTCGATGACAAGCTCATAATTAACGATGTCAAGTTCAACCGCGTAGGCGGCACAGCTCAACTGGTTTATAGCCAGTCCTCGATTGACAAGTATTTCCCACACAGCTTGACACAAGAGAACCTCGTGGCACAGACAGATGACATCGTGCTAGGCATCGCCCAGAACTATGTCAATACCCGCAAGGAGACCACCATCCGTATTGACGAGATGCTGGTGGACTTACTAGATCCAGCAGTTCCAACGGATACCCTCATTGGGCTTGATTACTTTGACAACCTAGAGATTACAAACGTCACAGAATCAGGCTCGACAATCACCAAGACATTACAGGCGCAGGGCTTCGCTTGGGATATAACAGCTAACAAAATGCAAGTAGCAATCACCACGCTTGAGCCAATAGTGGATGGTTTCATTATTGGAAGCAGTACATACGGTATAATCGGCACATCTACATTGAGTTATTAGGAGCAACATGGCAACCTTTCCAGTCACAACAGGAGACGTATTAACAGCGGCTACCTATAACAGCCTTCCAACCTTCACAGTCGGCACAGCCAACACAGCCGACTACACAGCAGTCCTAGCGGATCAGTACCAAGTCCTAGAGATTATGAACAAGGCAACAGCCATAGCCTTTAAGCTCCCAACCAATGCGTCAGTTGCATTCCCAGTCGGCACAGCCATTACAGTCCTTAATATCGGCGCAGGTACTTGCACAATCAGCGCAGTAACCCCAGCGACCACCACAGTCCTATCAGGTGGCGCGGTAGCAGCCAGCCCTACTCTTGCACAGTACAAGTCAGCCGTCTGCATCAAGACAGCAACAGACACTTGGTATGTGGTAGGCGCAATTGCTTAATCAAATAGCTGCGATTCATGGGACAGGGGTAGCAGCAGCTACCACGAGTTATGAGTCTATTGCCACAGTATCAGTAGGTGGCGGGGGTTCTAGTTCTATCTCGTTCTCGTCTATCCCTAGCACATACAAGCATTTACAAATACGCGCTGCACTCTTAACAACTGCTGGTGGAGTTAATATCCGATACAACAGCGATACAGGCTCAAACTATACTTATCACCAACTTTACGGCACAGGCACAAGCGCACTTGCCAACGCTGGAACATCACAAACTTCAGGCTTTATTGCATATAACAATGCTGCGGGAAGCAATCCAACAGTTGCAATTGTGGACATACTTGATTATCAGAATACAAATAAATACACCACCCACCGCTCACTCGCTGGAACTGACGTTAATGGATCAGGTGGCACTTTGACATTCTTCTCTGGACTATGGCTTAACACAGCCGCAGTAAGTTCAATCAACATTATCGGCACATTTAGCCAGTATTCCCACTTCGCCCTTTACGGAATCAAAGGATAGATAAATGCCCGCAGGTTCTACTTACACGCCGATAGCCACTACCACGCTGGGTAGCACTCAAAGCACAGTTACATTTAGTTCATTTTCAGGTTATACAGACCTTGTTCTTGTAACTTCTGCAAAGACTTCAAGCGGCTCAAACGATGCGGTAATTCGCTTCAACAGCGATACAGGCACAAACTATTCTTCGACTTTCTTGTCGGGTACTGGCAGTTCGGCAGTTAGCGCAAGAGCAACAAATGCTACTTATGCGTTTCTTGATTCTTACGGCTGGGTTACTTCTTCTGACTTCAACCTATCCGTCACGCAGATTATGAATTACTCAAACTCAACTACTTACAAGACAGTCTTAGCGCGAGGCAACAACGCTTCCGCGGGCGTTGATGCGATTGTTAGCCTTTGGCGTTCTACCGCTGCCATCACTTCAATCACAGTTTTGCTGGCTGGTTCTTTATCTTTTGCGGCTGGCTCAACCTTTACCCTATACGGAATTGCGAGCGCATAATGCCAAATACATTTGAATTAATCGCTTCTTCTACTGTTGGGGCTGGTGGGGCTGCTTCTATCGACTTTACAAGCATCCCAAGCACTTATACGGACTTGGTAGTGAAGTTTTCAGGAAGCGCAACTAGCACAGGCGGATGGGTCAATATAACTTTTAATGGTTCTTCGTCTAATTTGTCGGGGCGTTACATATATGCAAACAATGGTTCGGTTGCATCAGGCACAATCAACCCGCTTATGTACTCAAATCCTACTGCTTATACAGCCAGCACATTCAGTAATGGTGAAATGTACATTCCAAATTATGCAGGAAGTAACAACAAATCTTTATCCATAGATACAATAAATGAAAATAACGCTACTGCTTCAGATATGTTGTTACAGGCTGGACTTTGGTCTAATAGTGCAGCCATCAACAGGATTACTTTAACGCCCAACGCAGGAAACCTAGCCCAATACTCAACCGCCTACCTATATGGAGTCAAAAATGCCTAATCCAACACGAATCGAAATCAACTGCGAAACAGGTGAGGAAACAATCATTGAATTGACCGATGCCGAGGTTGCAGAACTCGCCTATCAGGCAGAACTCGCAGCCGAGAAGAAGGCTGAAGAAGATGCTAAAGCAGAAGCTGATGCTGCTGCTAAGGCTGCGCTGCTAGATCGTCTAGGCATTACTGCTGATGAGGCGAAGCTTCTACTGGCATGAACCCATGGCTATGCAAGGCAGGGCAGCAACTAAGGGAGCAGCTCGATGATACGTACCCAGATCGAGATAGAACCTCGGACGGGTGGATTGGTGATGCTCGACATTCACATCTTAAGTCTGATCATAACCCAGATAAAGGTGCTAAATCAGTTGTTCGAGCCATTGACATTGACCGCGATCTCTGTGGAAAGTCCAAGCCCGACCTCATGCCATACCTTGCTGACCAGATTCGACTCTGTGCGAAGTCTGGAGATTTACGAATTAAATACATTATATTCGATGGACGAATTGCCTCTTCCAAGAGGCGTTGGGCTTGGCGAAAATATACTGGAAGCAATAGCCACAAGTCTCATCTTCATATCAGCTTTACGAGCAAGGGTGATCTCGATGGCTCGTTCTTTAATATACCCATGATAGGC